CGCCGCGGTTGCCGGTGCTCGACGCCGCGCCGTAGTCGCCGGTGCTCGACGCCGCGCCGTAGTCGCCGGTGCTCGACGCCGCGCCGTAGTCGCCGGTGCTCGACGCCGCGCCGCGGTAGCCGGTGCTCGACGCCGCGCCGTAGTCGCCGGTGCTCGACGCCGCGCCGCGGTTGCCGGTGCTCGACGCCGCGCCGTAGTCGCCGGTGCTCGACGCCGCGCCGCGGTAGCCGGTGCTCGACGCCGCGCCGCGGTAGCCGGTGCTCGACGCTGGCGACTCAGGATCAACTGGCGTACAGCGGCTGGTGGTGTACTCGATGGCCGCCTTCACCAGGCCCGCGATGGTCAACTCGGCCTTGATGGATATCTTGCGGCTGGCGACCTTCGAATCGCCGCCGTGACGGCTCAGGTCGCCGGACTGCTCGACCAGCGCGAAGCGGCTACCTACAGGGTGGTAGTAGCCCAGCACATCCAGCGGATACTCGCAGGCGTGGAAGCCGGAGGCACATGCCTCGACATCCCCTTCGTGCTTGTAGGTGCCGCCGATCTCGAACTGGTAGCCGCGGCAGGTCAGATCCTGATTGAAGCCTTTGTAGGCGGTGACGATCTCTTCAGCAGCCTCGGTCTTTTTCTTGCGGGTCATGGTGCGTTCCTTTGGAGTGAGTGCCCTTGGCCGAGGGCTGGTGCGCGCTTTCGGCTGCCGGCGATGCGTCGGCATGCGAAAGAGGGCGAAAGAGAAAGCCCGTGCGGTGTCACGGGCTTTCGGCGCGGTTGTGTGGATTGTTGGCGGGAAGCGATGCACCGGGTTGCATTAGCTCCCCGGTGATACATCGCCCGAACCAGTGCCTACGCATCGGCTTTCCGGTGGATCGGGTAGGCAATCCGTATTGCGCTGACTCCGGCGGCGCAAACGAAAGCAACACCCCGATCAGGATGATCAGAAGCATGTCGATTCCTTGGCGAAAAGGCCCGGCGAACCGGGCGAAGGATGGGGAGCGATGCTTACGCATCGGAGAGTGATCGGCGCGGGGCGTCCCCCTGGCGTCTGCGTTGGCTGCTTGCGTTCCAACCGGCTACGGCCTGATTACAGTCAGGTGCCTGGCTCGGCTGCCGATCACTCTCCGATGCGCCCTGGCTGGGCCAGGGGATCGGGTTAGGCGCTCTGCGCAAGCGCCTCGTCTGCCCTGGCAACAAGCTCCAGCAGTCGCTCAATGCTGGTTGCTTGGATGGTCAGGGTGACTACTTCAGCGCCTTCGGCAATTGCTGCGCGAACATCGCCAGGAAGCCCTGTTGCAATCGAATTGCAGAGGCCGTGCAGGTCATCGAGGATGCAGCGTGGTACTTGCGGCTTCCGGATCGATTTCGGGGTGACCTTGTTGCCGCCTGCGGCTTTGACCTGGCGCAGCTTGTCGCCGAGTACTTCTCCCGCTTTCTCGCCGTGCTGGCGGACAGCCTGAGCCGCGGTTGTTGCCGCAACCTCGCCAGAGGCGATCATGCGCTGCACATCGCTGTTCGCATTGCCGACCAGTAGGACCTGGTCGACGTGCTGCCGGGTTTTGCCCATCTTCCTGGCGATCTGCTCGGGCGACCAGCCAAACGCGGCCAGGCGCTTGTAGCCGTCGGCCAGCTCCAACTGGCTGAGCTTCCGCCCTTCCTGGCTGGTGATCACGCGCAGCACGCGCTCTGCGTCGTTGCCGGCAAAGGCGGTGATCGGCACCCAGAAGTTGCCATCCGGATCGCGGGGCAGCTTTCCTTCAGCATCCAACTTCAGGTAGGCGCGGCGCCGGCGGTGACCATCGACGACGTACATACCGCCTTCCTCGCGCGGTCTTACTTCCAACGGTGGAACGGTGCCGCCCTGGTGCAGGAACTCAGCCAACTCGGCGATGCTCTGTTCAAGGTCTTCGCCTTCGCGGCGCAGGTTGAAGCCGGGTTCTTCATGGAGGTCTTCCAGGCGAGCCTTCATCGCGTCTGCGCGCTTCAGGTCGCCGTCCTTGATCATCTGCTTGAAGGACTTTGCAGCCATGGTGTTCTCCTGGTTGTCATCCCGCAGCCAGGTCAATCGAACTGGCTGAAGTGATGCTTTCCCGCCGCGCTCAGCTACTGGCGTCTCGCGCGGCGTAGTGCTGTCCTCACCACTACCGATGGCAGCTCGGACTCGATGTGTTTGGCCTTGGGCTTCCCTCGCTGCGCCTTCAATCGGCTTACGGAGCAGGTCGTGGGGGACTAGGGGTGATCTCGCGGGTTCGCTGCAGCCCGGCGGCCTGGTGATGTGGGCAGCTGCTCGCGAGGTGCCGACCCGAACATCGGCTGGGCTTGTTACTGCATGGGTGGGTTCCTCCTCTGGTTGTCGTGCCAGGTAGTGAATCGCCCTGGCTGCTCGCCGGCCGCGGTGTCTTCCGCCAGCGTCTCCGATGCTACCCAGCCCTATGCGCTGGACCCGGGGGAGGCTTCCCGGTGAGCCACAATTCGCTGTACGTGGCCGCGTAACAGGTTCTTGCCCTTCCAAGGAGCTGGCCGGTGTTCTGGCTCGATTTCCGGCTTCGCCGAGGCATCTCTGCCTGGCCGCGGTATCGGCTGCGGCTATGGATTAACTATCGCCGCCGGATATACATAAGTCAATACCGGCGGAGATATTTTTTATCGCACCCACAAAAAAGCCCGCACTGGGCGGGCTCAGGATTCGGTGTCAGGCGGGAAGGGGCGGCGCTGGAGCGAGTTCAGCGCCGGAGGAGGGCGGTCGTCAGCTCAGTAGAGAGCCGGGAGGGAAGGGCAGAAACGAAAAGCCCCGCGGTGCGGGGCTTTTGATGCGCATTATGAGCCTGGCCCTATTCGCCCCAGCATCAGCCAAATGACAGAAACGATCGCCGCCGAAGCAATAGCCCAGGCGCAGAGAAGAACCCAAAAGGTTGGTCGATGTGGTTGCCCCATGGAATCCTCCTGTGTGGATGTCAGAAAAAGAACGGCCGCCTCGGTCAGGTGGCCGGGCGGCCGGATGGCTCTCTGCATAGAAGCTTCAGCGTAGCAGGTAGGGACTGGATCGCCAGAAACGAAAAGCCCCGCGGGTGCGGGGCTTCTGTCATTGCGATGCGCGGCTTAGGCGCGCATCTTTTCCATGAACTCCTTAACAGGAGCGGTACTGGATTCGCTTACGGTTTCTTCGGATGCCTCGATCTCGTTCAGGCGCTGGCACATGATCTTCTTGATCTCTGAGCGCGCGAAACGGTTGAGGAGATCCCGGATCATCGGCTGATAGCCAACGCCATGGTACTCGGCGATCTTCTTGAGGTCGCCAACCAGTTGTTTTTGCAGGCGAATGGAAATCAGCTGAAGGCCGAGCGCGTCATCCACCTCTTGCTTGGAGCCAGTGGCGACGGCGGCATGCTCTTCGGAATGCCCGAGCTCGCCACTTTCCCACAGTTCAGTGTTGCTCATAGCTCCCTCACCTTTAGTCATTGAGTGCGTATTTACGGTAGATTCGGATTTCTTCAGGGTTAGGTTCGTAGGTTGTCTTCAGAAAAATCTTGCCATCATCGAAGATGAAACAGACCTTGAGCAGGCGTCCTGCGTTGGTAGGGGCGATGAACCATTTCGTCGCCGGGTCCGTCTTGTGTTCCTCTCTCTGATCAATCAGATGCTCGCCCTCACAGTTTTCGAAGCACTGCTCAACCTCGCGGCGCGTGATGCCGCCATGCTTCTCCTGGAGCTTCTTGGCGATCTGCTCCGATATGATCAGGTTTTCCAAACGGCTCTCCTATTCGTGTTTGTATATACAGATGATAGGGCCGATTCTCGGCCTATTCAATCTGTGTGTATATACAGACGGATGAATGGCGTCAGAAAGAAGGCGGATGGCTACTGCCCCATGATCTGCCTATAGCTCACGCCAACCGGCGCCCGAGCCTGCTCTATCAGACCTTGCTGCGCGTTATCCGCCCAGCCTTGACCTCGTTAGCGTACGAGCCAAGACGGTCCTCGCCGTTGATGAGCACCCCAACGATACGGAGTACGGCCCAGGCGTCAGTCTCATTGCCTGCCTGGCTCAGTCACTCGGCGATCTTCACCAGGTCGACGGATGCCCATTTGAGGTCCGCCGTTATGGACTTGAGGTCGTGCTTTAGCAACTGGGTGGGTTTGTTCATGCCCATTTCTTACAGGCTCCGACAGATGGCCTAGCTGCTGCCCCGTCCGCTATGGCTTGTGGCAAATCTACTTGCCGATTCCGTATTTCACCGAGATGAAAAGCAGGACCGCGCCTCCAACGGCAAAGCTAAGGCTTGCTCCTTCCAATTTCTGGATCAGATCAGGCTTGAATGCACAGGCCATGAGCGCGATCCCCGTGGGAGCGCTAGCCATTGAGAGTCCGCACGTAAGGGCCCGCTCAAGTATGACCTGGCGCCCTCTCGCTAAATCCATGGCCATGGCCAGAGCAAAAGAAAGGATGAAGAGCGCTGTCGATGCATTGCCGATGTTCGACAAAAGAAGCTGTACCAATCAGCGCCCCTTCTTAAGCCTTCGCGATAGCCAAAGTCCGGCGACGCCGCCAATTGCCCCGGCGATAAATATCGCAAGATTCTTATCGACATATGGCAGCAGCAACGGGACCAGGGTGCTGCAGATGCCACCCGCCACTGATGCCGCTCCCGCTGTAATTGCCATGTCGCGCGTGTCGATATCTGCTATCTCTCGCCAGATTGCGGTGATCGCTACCATTTCCTTCTCCTGAGGCCTGCCGTCATTTTAACCGCAAGACAGGAGAAGACCATTTCTCGATTACTGCCCCATGATCATCCGGTAGCGGCGCTAGTTCCGCTCTGATTGGCTACCACCCACAACCCTTTCTGATGTCGGCAAAGGCGGCCGCCGCTCCGTTTGTATCGAAAACCGCGGTAACCGGGCTTCGTTGTATGGGGTTACGCTAGCGATGAATGATTTGCTACCGGCTAGCTTCTTGAGGATGCTAACGGGAGAGCCTGGGTAGAAGGCTGCGACCTTGTCGGTCGAGAGTGTCCAGTTGGCCTTTGTAGCTTTTTCCTTGTCGATCCTGATGGTTGTGTATGCATCGCTTCCGAGGAAGTCATTCCAGTTGATGAACAGCTCCGTTGTGTTATCGGAACAGCGCACCGTCATGCTGATCGATTTGTTCCACTTGCTGCGGCCATCTGTAGCAGTCAGGGTGGCCAGGTAGATGTTCTTGTCGTTGAGTGGATCAACATCGGTACTGGTCTGCCATTTCCCCGTGCCCTGTGGGGTGGAGTTTTCGACATGCGGCGCCAAGGAGTGTCGTTCCGCAAGCGCGTCGTAGCAGCCAATCCTAGTGACCGTATTGGTCTGAGCGGCGCATTCGGCAATTTCTTTGTCGTCAACAGCAAAAGCCAAAGCTGGAAGGGCCAGCAGCAGAAGTACAGTAGCTTTCATAGCAACCTCCTTGTTGTGTCGTTTAGAGCTTATTGGCATTCCAGGCCAGAAGGACTCGCGCGAGCACCTGGAACCGCTTCAGATCAGTTCCTGCCACCTCGATTGGCGGATAAGCCGCGTTGTCGGAGATCATCAGGAAGGTGCCATCTGCGCGGCGCTGCATGCGCTTGATGTAGAGCTCATCCCTCAGCGCCATGACGTACACGGCGTCGATCTTGATGTCGTTCACGCCGGTATCGACCAGCAGGATGTCTCCGTCCGCAAATGTGGGCTTCATGCTGTCGCCATAGCCCGTGATTAGCGCCAGATTCTCAGGCGCCGAGTACCTAACGTTGCGGGATAGGTAATCGATGCTGGCGACGATAGAGTCGATTACGACGTCGAACTCGGGCCGAATAGCTCCTCTGCCCATGGAGGCAGCGATGTCGTATTGAGGGACGACAATGAAGCCATTCTTCGTGCGCTGCTTCGAGAAGTCCGCAGTGATGACATTGTCCGCTGGGGGCGATCCATGCATTGCTTTGGCCATTTCACCCACCTCCATTGCCAGCCTCTCGCTGAATGATTCGATAGGAACGCCGATCTTCGAGGCCACATATGAGGCGAACCTCGCATTGAGCGCGTTGTAGCCATTGAGATAGGAGCTAACCGATCCCTGGCTCATATCGAGAGCTTCAGCGATTTTCCCCTGGGTGAGGCTGTCCTTCCGGGATTTCCCGGCATTGAACTCCTCCAGCGCCGACTTCAGCTTGGCGCACTCCTCTTTCTCCCATTGGGAGATTTCACGTTTCTTGTCACTCATGCGCGAAGAGTATTCCCGCAGGCGATAGGTATCCATCGCCGCCGGAATTGACTTTAAAATAGCCGCCGGTAATACTTCTTCCATGGAGCAACCATGGAGATCGGGGTTATGCACCGCATTCCTCTCAAAGAATTCGCAGCCGAGAAGGGCCAGACCAAAGCTGCCGCGCTTCTCGGGCTCACCCAGGGCGCGCTGAACAAGGCCCTGCGGGTAGGGCGTGACATCTACGTCACCTGCCACGAAGACGGCACGTACTCCGCCGAGGAGATCAAGCCGTTCCCGACCCAGACCTCGAAGACGGCCGCTTAGCCGACAGCCGCACGAATTCATAGGAGAGAGCCATGGGCATCTGTTCTGCATCCATTCCGCGCCGTCTCGTTGAGCGTCTGGCCACGGTGTTCCGTCGTGCCCGTGGCGCAGACGCTCCTTACCGTTACTCGTTTCTTGAGCCGTCTATTGACCGGGTTCTTCCGGCTGTGCCGAAGCCTGGATCTCGTCGCGGCACTGGAGATGCGAGGTCCAGTCACGAACGGGAGCAAATTCCTCGTCCGTCAACCGAAGCTGAACAAGCTCCTCGTGAAGGACAAGCAGCAGGCTCCCAAGATCAAACCCCTTCACCTGCTCGGGGTGCCAGTGATGCTTGTTGATCAGGTAAAGCCTGGCTGCCTCAACCTGGGTGAGGCCGAGCCACGGCGCCTCGTACTGGCGGCGGAGGCGCTCGCAGAAGCACTTCAGCTTGTACATGCCAAGAGCATTCCTAGCCACGTCAGCATCCGTGGGATGGCTGATGGACTGTTTGCGCAGCCTCTCTTGGTTCGCATCCCGAAGGTCATACCACTCCCGCTGGTAATTCATCTTTTCGTTACGCATATGCCGGGCCTCCGTGGCCGTTTCGTGTGGAAGCAAAACGATAGCACGGAGCGCCTGGCGCCCATTGAGACCGGTCATTTGCGGCGCGCCGCAAGCCGGGTGACCGCATGGTTGAAGGCTGTCTTGCCTGCGTCATCCAGCCGGTCCTGCACCAGTTCTGAGTAGTGATTGAACGCCGGCCAGACCTTGGACTGATAGGTCAGCGGCAGTGAGTGAAGTAGGGCGGCAAGCGCGCAACGAAGCGCGAGCACTTCGCCCTGAAGTTCGGAGAGGTCGGCCATGGGGAAATCCCTGTCGGTTGATCGAGTGATGACAGGCTACGAGCAGGAGCACAACGTGGAAACGTCCAGCCTTCGACATACCCAGACGCGCGACCAGGTTCTGGTGGCCTACGCCGCGGACCAGATCGCGCGCACCAGCCTCAGTACGGATGACTTCGCCCAGGCGTTGAGCCGTGCTCTGCACGACCGCTGCCCCGGGAAGGCAGCCGAAAAGGACGTACCTGACTTCGAGTCCGACGCCCTGTGTGCAAACCCTTCCGAATTCCTGAAGGCCGGCGGCCGCTGGTTGAAGCGTGTTCAGCGCCTGCTGGGTGGCGACCAGGAGCTACCAGCTTGGATGGAAGAGGCCTGGGTGGAAGCCCTGGAGCCCGAATGGCGGGAGCGCTGCATCAACGAGCTCGCTTCCCGCTACGGCCTGATCGGCGCCCGCTCAGAAGGCATCGATGGCTGCCCTGTGAGCGCGTTCGGCCAATTGGTCGCCGGTCTCGGCGAGGCGGTGGAGCGCTGCAGCGCCGTCCTGGCTGACGGGAAGATCGACGAGCAGGACGTGCCGGAACTGCCGGCCGCTATCGACCGCCTGCGCCTGGTCGAGTCGAAGAGTTTCGAGATGCGCCGCCGCATGGAAAACGAACTGGCCATCCACTGCGGTGGCCGGCCGTTTCGCGTGGTTGGCTGAATTACAGACACAAAAAAGCCGGGATTGCGGCCCGGCTGATTCGATGAAGCAAGAAGCGATGAGTGGAGGTTACACCATGAGCTACGGATTTATCTACTGCCTGACAAACGATTGCATGCCAGGCATCTGCAAGATTGGGTTCACCGATCGCGCGCCTTCCCAACGCTGCAAAGAACTGTCGTCGTCAACCTCCGTCCCTGTCGATTTCAACATCCAATTCTATGTTGAGGTTGAGGCCGCGGCTGCACTTGAAAGACAGATCCATGCTGCCTTTGACGAGCTTAGGGTGAACTCTGCTCGCGAGTTCTTCAGCTGCGCTCCTGCCGAGGTATATCACTGGCTGATGCGGAATGCAGATTTCGAAACCAGCTATCTGGATGGCGACTGCAATTTTGAGCTTCAGAAGCTGATAGACGCCCATATTGCAGCACGCCAGGCCATCAAAAAGGCCTCCTCAGTTGGGGAGGATTTCTGATGGCCAGAGCGCGCAACATCAAGCCGGCCATCATGGCCAACGAAGACCTGGCCGAGCTCGTTCCGGCCGAGCGCCTTCTGTTCATCTACCTCTGGATGCTGGCTGATCGGGAAGGGCGTTTGGAAGATCGCCCGAAGCGGATCAAGGCCGAAGCCTTCCCATACGATGATGTTGACGTCGACGCCATGCTGGACAACCTGCAGGACGCCGGTTTCCTCATCCGCTACACCGTTGAATCCAAGCGTTACATCCAGATTGTCAACTTCACCAAGCACCAGCGCCCACACAACAACGAGACCGCCAGCGAGATTCCTTCGATGGAAGAAGGGGTTCGCACTGAGCGAGAGCCCGAAGTAGAGCATGTTCAAAGCACTTCTAACCATGGTGAAAAGGACTTTCAACCAAGGGATGAAGCACTTCGCTCTGATCTTCTGATTCCTGATCTTCTGATCCCGGATACCAATACCCCCCCAACCCCCACGGCGGAACCGTCGACCAAAGACGTCGATCTGTTCGACCGGTTCTGGTCCGAATACCCGAACAAGACCTGCAAGGCCAAAGCCAGGGCGAAGTGGGAAAAGCTCAAGGTCACGCCAACCCTGTTCGACCAGATCATGGCCGGCCTGCGCCGACAGTGCGCCAGTCAGGCGTGGCTCAAGGACGGAGGCCAGTTCATCCCCCATCCGACCACCTGGCTGAACGGCGAGCGCTGGAACGACGAAGTTCGCAACACCGGAAACGTCCACCACCTGCCTAGTCGCCACCACGGTTTTGCCGAACGCGATTACACCGCAGGCCTGATCCAGCGGGAGGATGGCACCTATGGCTTCTAACGCCCTGAACCTTGAAGTCTGCGAGCTTGAGCGCCGCTTCGGCGTCGTGTCGAAGTCTCCGGCGAAGTGCGAAAAGCACGGCGAATACGCGGCAGTGATTCACCGCAACTCGGACAAGCCTTCCGGTTGCCCGGACTGCGCCCAGGAAGTCGCCGACGAGAAGCTTCGCGACGAGCAGGCCGAGCTGTGGCGCAAGATCGAGCGCGAGAGGATGGAGCGCCGCCTCGCTGGTGTGCTGATCCCGCCGCGATTCCATGGCCGCAACTTCGACACCTACGTCGCCACGAGCACGGGCCAGAAGAAGGTGTTGAAGGTCTGCCGTGAGTATGCGGAGAACTTCGAAGCGAATGCCCGTGATGGCCGCTGCTTGCTGCTGTTGGGCAAGCCTGGCACTGGCAAAACCCACTTGGCCAACGCTATCGCCGGCCATGTTGTCTGCCACAGTCGCAGCGTTACCGCGGCGTATCGAACCGTCAGCTCGATCCTGCAGTTCATCAAGGGCAGCTTTGATCGCGAATCCGGCTACAGCGAATCCCAGGCGTTCGAAGCGCTCTGCGAGCCGAGCCTGCTGATCGTTGATGAGGTTGGTGCAACCAAGCCAACCGAGTTCGAACTGGCCGCCCTGTTCAGTGTGATCGACGGGCGCTACCAGAACCTTCTGCCGACCATCATCGTTTCCAACCTGATGCCGAACGAGCTTCCTGCCGCCCTGGGTGAGCGCTGTGTCGACCGCCTGCGCGAGAACGGCGGGATTGCCCTGGTGTTCGACTGGCAATCCAAGCGCTCGGAGGCTGGCCATGACTAAGCCCAACCTCGGGAAAATCTCCACTCAGGGCCTCGAACATCCGCACCTCTGCGACGAATGCGGAAAGCCTCGCAATCGAGGGGATCACAAGGCCTGCGCAAAGAAGCGACAGGCCAGGTACGCAGCGGGGAGGGCGGCGCAATGAAACGCTCCTGGACCGTAATACTCGGCACCAAGCGCTTCACCATGGTGCTGATGGAAGACTGCGACCCGCTCGCAGTGGTTCGTTCTATTTGGCCGGAGGCGAGCGTGCAATGACTGACAAAATCGCTGTGAACAGCGCAGCCCGCCTTTCCGAGGCCATCACCAGGCTGACCAG